TTGGTTCACCAAATTTAGTTCTTGCTACTTTTAAAAGAGCTAACATTACAGCTGCGTCGTGTGCTGTAATTTCTTTATCAAGATATGCTGACCACATCTTACCAATGTTCGCATGATTTCTTATTTTATCTCCATAGGTTTTTGCTCTAGGTCCTGTAACTAGTTCTTTTGCTGTTTCTAATGCTTTCTCTGTTTTCATAATATATAGGCCTTGTTAAAGTCTTTTGGATCTACAATGTGTAACTCCTTCTTCGTCCTTGTTGTTCCAGTATAAAACAATCGATGTAATTCATCAGGATCATTCTGGAATGTTTCAAGTGCTGAATTAGTTAAGTCCTGTAGAATAAGAACTTTGTTGGCCTCTCCTCCTTTTGCTCCGTGTATTGTTGACATTATTATACGAGGGTTAACATTTATCTTCTCTCCATTAGCCCTCATATTCCTTATATAGTTTTCTGTGAAAGTATCAAGTCCTTCAAACGAATCATACCAGACTTTGTCTGTCATCAGACCATATTTTTCTTTACATTCTTTCAATGTATATTTTTCTTCAGAGTGAAATAACTTACCCTCTCTAAATCCATCTGCCACATTTGTGCCTAAATATCCGTAGATGTTTTTAATCTCAATATGTGTTAGTTCTGAACCCTTTCTCCACTGTTCCCAATTTTGTAGAGCCAGTAATAATTTTACATCTATTGAGTTTTTATTCTTGTATTTGTAATACCAACCTCTTAATTCACATAGTTCTTTTACATCCTCCAACATAAAGTTTGCTGTGGCTAGCACAAGCCATTGTCCTTCTGACATATCAACTTGACTAAGATCTGAGTATTTTCTTAAGATGCCTTGTTCTGATCTAGGTTTATATTTTTTATCAAATCTATTATTTACTTTCTTAATAATGCTTTGAGATAATTCATGTATTGGTCCACCTGGTATTCTAAAAGACTCATCTAATACTTTGATAGTATCAACTTCTTTTTTTAAAGATATAAAGTGATCTACATCTGCACCTGCCCATTTAAATATAGCCTGATCATCATCACCTGCTATGTATGTTTTGTCTGTGTCTCTCCACATAGATCTTACCATGTCCCATTGTAAAGAGGACAAGTCTTGTGCTTCATCTATAAACAATACCTCGAAGTTTGTTTTAGTATCTCTAGCTATGTAATCTACAATTAGATCTGTGAAGTCTTTCTTTTTCTTTTCTTCTTTAAATCTTTTTAGTTCTTCAGATAATAGATACAAAGTATTTCTTTCTATATCTAATATGTTTTGTCTAGAGTCATAATACTTTAACAAGTCTACTTGTTTTACTCTAGCTGTCTCTATGATTGTTAGATACTCATTATCAGAATTAAATGTGCCATCTTCACTTGAATACTTTGCTGTCTTGATAGGTATGTTGCACTTCTTACCAAACTCTTTGTAGTCTGCTGGAGACATCATCTTCTCTCTTGACATACCTAGTTTCTCAAATGCAAAAGAGTGTAGTGTTCTAAAATTTTCTAAATCAGTATCTTTGTCAAGTTCAAATTTTTTTGCCGCTCTTTCAGCTGCTTCGTTTGCAGCTTTCCTGGTAAAAGAAAAGTAACCTATTTGTCTAGGCCGCACTCCTTTTTGTATGAACTCGTCTACTAGATTCAGTAGTGTTGTTGTCTTTCCTGTTCCCGGTGGACCTAATATTATTGTTTTCATATTTTTTTATTTTTCTCTCTAATCTTTTTATCTTTGCTTGTGCCATATCAAGTTGTTCTTTTATTATGTGCCAGTGATACTTCCAGTTCGTGCCTTTCATTAGAAATGTTCCTCCTCATATTTTATTTGTGATGTGCTTGCTTCTATTTGTTTTAGTGCTTTTATTTTTATAAGCCTTGGTTGTTGTTTCTTAACTCTAACTCTAGACTCTTCAACAAATACATCTAACTGTTTTAGTAGATTACCTGTCTTAGTTTTATCTAGTTCCCAATTGTTTCGCTTACAAAAATTATAAAAGTCTTCCATTCTAAAATATGTAAATTCTCTATCAGCATCTGTAAAAGGTAACTTGTTAAATACATCATCTATTGTTCTTGCTGATTGTCTGTTTGTTGTCCAGTCCTGCAATAAATCTAATATTACATTTGTAGAATCCAAAGACTCCAATGGTTCTATCTCTTGAACATTTTGTAGTAGTGGTTTTAAATAATATTGTTTCCAGTCTTTTGCTTTTGGAACTGGTACAACTAAGTTTGCTTGATCCAAACAAGCCAATGCAAACAAAGGTGGACTGTATAATTGTTCTGATTTTAATTCTATTCTGTCTGTGTTTACATCTAAAAACCATTGTGGTGGTTTTGATGTATACTTTGTAAGATTACCCAACAAAGGCATTTCTTCCTCTCCAAATCCTACACCAAATCTTTTTGTTCTACATAAACCAGACTGACATACTGCATTGATAGGTGCATCTTTACATCTATATTTATCATAACCTTTTCTATTTACAGATCTAATTAATTGTTGAACTTCACTATTACTTAGTGCTGGACTTACATATTTTATATTTGCTTTTACTAATTCATCTTCCCAAGAATCTGGTTTTGCTTGTTTGTAATACACAGCTATATTAAATAGTGCGTTATTTCTAGATCCTTCACCAAATCCTGTCTCTGCTAATTTATTTAAACAAGGTGGTCCATCAGGAAAAGACTCTTGTAGTTTTGATTCTTCGTATTTAATTTCTTTTATTTCTGTTTCTGTGAGAGAATACTTATCATACATAGAATAGAATGATTCTAAACTAGCGGCATTACCCTCATCATCTAACGCATATCGTAAACCTTTTGTGCCATTGTAATATGGTAAGTTAAGAAAGTTACCTGTGTCTCCACGCTCCACAAGTATCTCAACTTGTTTTGGAAATACTTCACAACCCTCATACCCAAGAACTTTAGCTATGCGCTTAAGAACTCTCTGCATGAGGGCTGCCGGAACAAGATCCTTCGCAAATAAAAACAAGTGTGCTCCACCTGATTTAGATCTACAAACTACTAGTGGTAGATTTAATTTACGAATATTAGATATAAGAGACTTGTGATCAAGATTATACTCATCGACATCAATACAACCCCACCTACAATCATTCGTCTCCGTAATCGGGATAATTCCGAGCGCAGGTCCATCACCTTTAAGGTGGTTTTCAAATAGTTCTTTCGAAACCTGCTTACGTACAATGAAGGCCTTACCTTTTTGTTTTCCATTATCATCTTTTTCTCCCTTCTGATATTGACCATAAGCTATTGTCAATCCTTCAAATATTTTTTTAAACTTTTCAATCATTCTATTTCTTTTTTGTGGGGCGGCTCCAGTCTCCCATCACCGCCCCTTTTCCTTGGGGGAAAATTAATACGGAGATTTCTCTTCCGTAGTCTCTTCTTTACCATGTTTTGCTTGAATAGCACCTTTTTTAATACTATCTGCAAAACTTTTTGCTTGCTCGTACAAGGCCTTATCTTGTATAGGACCTATTTTGGACACAGACCAACCAAACCAGCTACCTTTGTCGTTAGACTGAGGCACTGTTTTTAAGTTGTATAAGTGTGAACACATTGGAGGTGTGAACATTCCGTTCTTACCTTGTAATTTAATACCACTCATTATTGAGTTCCAATTTTTACTCACCTTTAACTGTGTCGATTTCATTGTGATCAGAGCAGTCTCTGCCCCATTGTCTTTAGACACTATCACAAAATACGATGCAGTGTTTTCAAGATAGTTACCATTCTTCAATCTATCTTTATTGATTGAATCACGAGTTGACTCGTTGATGATGCCACTACTTGCAGCATGTATTGCTACAGGTGCACCAGAACCCTCTCCTCTATCTTGCCATTCAATGTACTCTCTCTTGTAATAACAAGGAACTACATTGATTCCTTTTGTGCCGTCGTAAAGTTCGTGAGTCACAGTGTTGTAAATCATACCTGGTTCGGCACCTTCTACATACTTAGAGTCTCTCTTATTTACTTGCGGCGATAGCTGTCCCAAGATTCTTAAGAATGGAAGAGCAAGGTCTTGCTGATCCATGTTCTCTAAACCTTGAGAAGCGTCTTGTTCAAACATACCTGCTACAGGTAAGTTTGCTTCTTTTTTTACCACGTTTCCCGTTTCGTTTGCCATGTTTCTCCTTTAACGTTTCATTTTAGTTTCATCTTTCACATACAAGTGAAAGAAGTCGGAAGGCATGTCGAGGCCGGCCTCAACACGCTCCCTGTATAGGGCCTTCAATGTCATGGGCTCAACCTTTTCTTTTTGAGTTGGCTCATATCCATTGCCGACCGCAAGGTCCAGCAGTTGCTTCGCCTTGTTATCTTCTCCTTTACCAAATGTTACTGCGACTTCATTTTTAATGATGTCACCCAACCCTTGATCTCGAAGCCATTGATACGCTGATGCTTTTTTCTGTGGATCCTTTGGTAAGGTACAGCTGTATTTTTTATTTACTTCTAATACAGTACCATCAGCAAGTTTCAAAGACTGTAATCCTTGTTCTGCTAATATCGCAGGTATAGTCTCTGAACTAATTTTATCTCTTTGATTTTTTAATTCTTTCATCACGTTTTCTTGATGCTCTAGTTGTTTGTCTAGATCCATAATTTTTTCTACGTGTATTGATAAAGCACTGAGGTCTGTGTTCTCAGCTACTTTTTGTTGATCTTTTTCGAAGTCTATTTCTGACATATTTTCCTTTCTATTGTTCATCTATCTCCAATGGATAGTATCTTTTTTCTTGTCTGTCCCACTTTAACATATTGTATTTACCATTGGTAGCTTTACTTACCATCGATGTAGATATACCTATAATTACAGGATCACCTACAGCTAATAAATAATCTTGACTTCTTATGTCTCTAAGATTTTTTCTCATCTTATGTACGTAAGGTGATGCAGATAATATAGCTTGCTCTCTGTTTGGCAAACATATTACAAGATATCCAAAGTCCGATGCACTCAATATATTTATGTTAGGCGCTGGTTGTTGAACTACATAAACAAATCTTTCTTCAGGGTTCTTTTTATAGAAGTCTAAGAACTCTGCTAAAGAATTAGGTTTGTATAATTCAAATATTTTATTTTTCATTTCTATTTCTCTTGACATCTTATATAGGAATATCTATATATGTGTCAAGTAGAAAGAATAAAAAAATTATGAATTATAAATTTAAGACTAAACCATATAAGCACCAGCTTACTGCTTTAGAAAAATCTTGGGATAAAGAAGACTATGCATACTTTATGGAGATGGGAACTGGTAAATCAAAAGTTCTTATTGATAATATTGCTATGCTATATGATAAAGGTAAAATAAATTCGGCCGTAATTATAGCGCCAAAGGGTGTGTATCGCAACTGGTATTCACAAGAAATACCTAATCATATGCCTGGCCATATTGATTATAAATCTGTACTATGGACTGCTTCGACATCCAAGAAAAAGGATAAAGAGTACCAACAACTGTTTAAAGTAGATTATGACCTTCACATCCTTGTTATGAATGTTGAGGCTTTTTCGACAAAAAGAGGACAAGATTTTGCCTTAAAGTTTATGCGTTGCCACGACGTATTGCTCGCTGTAGACGAATCTACGACTATCAAGACCCCTACAGCCAAAAGAACAAAAGCCATCACTACAATGGCTCCTATGGCCCGTTATAGACGTATTTTGACAGGTTCTCCGGTAACCAAATCACCCTTAGATTTGTTTAGTCAATGTAGATTTTTGAATGAACACTTGCTTGGGTTTGGTAGTTATTATGCTTTTAGACAGAGATATGCACACATGGTCAGTAGAAATTTTGGTGGTAGACAAGTACAGATCGTAGGTAGCTATCAAAGATTGGATGAGCTGTCCGATAATCTAAAACCATT